CTGACCATTGAAATTGGTGTGCAGCAATCCAAGTCTTTGATACAACGGGCCCCAATTGATAGAAGCCAGGATAACCAGTATCGGAATGACACTACTTTGTCTAGTGCAACGCATGATAATGGTAGGTTATTGGTGTATGTTATGAACGGTTTATCAACACCAGCAGGTGCAGCTTCAAATGACGCAGACGTGGAAGTTAACGTCTTTGTATCGGCAGGAGACGACTTTGAGGTGTTCGTTCCAAATAACGATCCATCCCTTTTCATATACGATCCTCAGATGGGGCTGGAACCACAGATGGGAATGGAGATGGCAGACGCACATCACACCGATATGCAGGATATGCCATCTCATTCTCCAGTTTACGTACTGGGCAAATCTGGTGTTAATCACCCACATTTGTCACGTGTGTTTGTAGGAGAGGGGTGCGCTAGTTTGCGCACTTTATTGAAGAGATATAACCTGTGGTGGAGGTTGCCAAGCAACGCCAAGGATATTAGGTACGGCACTTTATCATCTTTCCCATTTTTGAGAGGGCCGCAAGTTGACGCCTTTTATCCAGGGATTGCTCCAGATCCAGACACCAATATATGTAATACAGTTATGTTACATTATGTGCGTCAATTATTTTTAGGCTGGCGCGGGTCCATACGGTACAAAATGATACCCATAGGAAAGCAGGATCGCAATAACAGACTTTCCGTGTGTTTAGCTGAAATTGCAAATGCAGCTAATTTTAGTTTTAAAAACGAAGTCACATGGATTGATGATGACGTCGCTGCTAGTGTAATTATAGCTGACAATTTTAATCAACCACAGCAACCTTTAATAGGTATGTCTGGAATGGCGATGGAATATAATCGCTTAAATGGTATATTGGAATTTGAAGTACCATATTTCAGCGATCGACGTTTTGAGCCAGGCAGACCTAGTTCGTATACGTCTAATAACCTTCAAAGTATAGGTTTTAAATTCCGGCATGAATACGGCACAAACAACACGCAACAAGCAGTTGATTTTTGTGTTGCAGCTGGAGAAGACTTCCAGGTATACTTTTGGGGTGGGTGCCCAGTCATGCGATTAGAATTGAATGTGGTTAACCCATAAGACTCGCGATGGTGTTTGAGTATAAAATACACCAAACTCACGATGGTGTTTGAGTATAAAACACACCAAACTCGCGATGGTGTTCGAGTGTAAAACACACCAAACTCACGATGGTGTTTGAGTATAAAACACACCAAACTCACGATGGTGTTTGAGTATAAAACACACCAAACTCACGATGGTGTTTGAGTATAAAACACACCAAACTCACGATGGTGTTAGAGTATAAACACACCAGGATTAAGCCATCTTATTGGCTAGACCATCGTGACCATGGTCGGGGTAGTATTCATTACTACCAACGGTTCGCGCCGTATTGTTTAATAACTCTGGAATTTTTCCCGGCGCGAGCCGGTTTTCAAGGAGTCATTATTTCATTAGCGTGATCCAAATTCTTGGGTCAACTCTGCG